CGCGACCAGGTGATCGACCAGGTGATCGACCAGGTGCGCGACCAGGTGCGCGCCCAGGTGCGCGCCCAGGTGCGCGACCTAGCCTGGTGGGGCTTCCGGGGGTGGACACCCGGACAGTTCGAGGCCTTCTGGCTCAGCTACCTCGAGACGTTCCGCGACTACTGTGACTTCGACCGGCTGCACGGGCTGGTCGAGGTCGCCGAGAGCTGCGCGTGGGCGTGGACGTTTCCCGACCTTGTGGTGTTCTGTCAGCCACCGGTCGTGATCAACCGCGACGAGCGGGGCCGACTACATTGCGAGGACGGCGCGGCGGTCCTGTTCGCGGACGGCTGGGGCCTCTGGGCTTGGCACGGCGTGCGCGTGCCGCAGCGAGTGATCGAGAGCCGGAATGGCCTCACCGTCGAGGAGGCCCTGAGCGAACAGAACGCCGAGATCCGGCGTGTCATGCTGCTGCGCATCGGGCCCCAGCGGATCGAGCACGAGGGCGCCCTGAAGGTCCTCGACGATGTGGAGGACGACCAGGTCGAGATCGGCACGGGCCGCGACGGACTGCCGGTGCCCGTAGGCCTCCGCGGGGCCCGACTTTACGAACTACCCTCGCGCGACGGGACGCCGGCGATGCGGTGGGTGGCGCTCGTCAACTCAACGCCTGAGTCGGACGGCGGCGTGAAGCGCTATTTCCTGCGCGTGCCGCCGACGTCGCGCACGGTGCGCGAGGCGGTCGCGTGGACGTTTGACGTGCCGACAGAGGAATACGAGCCGGTGGCCGAGACATGACCGACTACACCAGGCCCGGAGTGTGGGCGATGGACAAGCGGGCTGCCTGCGCTGCACAAACGACAACGCGCCTATATCAAGCAACGGAGGTCGTGATGGTCACCACTTTCGACTGCGCCTACACAGGATGGTACATCGCGAGCGTGGCCCTGATGTGCCTGACCGCGGGGATGATCGGCTGGATCTGGAGGGATCGGTCGGCTCGGCGTGAGCGGGCGATACTGACTGGGGAGAAACCATGAACAACATCGATGTGGTGAACCCGAACGTGCAGGTCATGTGTCGCTACTGTTGCCGCCACGTTGCCGGCGCTCCGGTGGGCCGGTTCGTGCGATGGGTGGACTCATGTGAGTCCTGCAGGAATCCGCCGTGGTGGGACATGTGGACCTCGGAGCTTGTGCTGGCCAGGCCCCCGCGAAGCTACAATGTCGCCATCCGCTACTGGAAGTGGCGGCGCCTCACGTTACCAAGCAATCCGCGCATTCACGCCTGGCTGTGGTGGAACCTATGATGGGGAGGGTTGCCTGATATGTACGTCGTCCTGCGCCTCAGCACGCTCCTGGCCTCGAGCGCGGCCGTCCTCGCGGTGCTCACCGCCGTGAGCCTGTGGGGCTGGGGTCAGCGCGCGGAGCAAGATACGGCGCTCGACGCGCTCACCTACTGCACGGCGGACATGGCTGGGCACGTGCGCGAGATCGACGCCTACCTGGCGCACTTCGATAGCGTCGAGGCGTGGGTCCAGAAGTGGTTCGTCGGGCCGACCGTGGACGCACCGTGAACACAACGAGCACCCTCCTGCGCATCAGCGCCGTGCTCGCGACCTGCGGGCTCGTGCTGCTGTGGCTGGCGAGGAGGGAGCTATGACCTACTTCGGCGGCTCGACCGGTGCGCTCATCATGGCCGCACTCATCGCCGGGCGCGCGACGGACTCCGTTCTGCTCGCCGAGATCTACAGGCGAGCGCTGGAGGCTGGCGACGGCCCCAAGGAGACGGAGGTAACGTCTCTGGCTGGCTGGGTGCGGTTCCGCGTGCCTGGCAGGAAACCGCTTTACGTGCGCACGGACGAGCGGGGTGATGGCCCATGAGCGAGCGCCTTAACGGGTCGTATGCGTTATTCCTTGACGCGAAGGCGCAGGCTGGCAAGGGCAGTGGCTTCAGCCCGATCTGGATGCCCGAGTTTCTGTACGGCTTTCAGGCGGAGTTAGTCGAGCGCGCGATTGAGCGGGGCAGCATGGCGATCTTCGCCGATTGCGGCCTCGGCAAGAGTCCGATCGAACTCGTATGGGCCGAGAACGTCGTGCGCCACACCAACAAGCCGGTGCTGATCGCGTGCCCGCTGGCTGTCTCGTATCAGCTCGCGGAGGAGGCCGAGAAGTTCGGCGTAGACGCCGTGAGGGTGCGGGACGGTAAGGTGCCGAGCGGGGCACGCGTGGTGCTCACGAATTATGAACGCCTGGAGCACTTCAGACCCGACGACTTCGGCGGGATGGTCTGCGATGAATCATCCATACTCAAGAACTTCAACGGAGTGACGCGGGCGCGGGTGCAGGAGTTCATGCGCCGGTTACCGTACCGCCTACTCGGCACGGCCACGGCAGCGCCGAACGATTACATAGAGCTTGGCACGTCCTCGGAAGTGCTTGGTGAGCTCGGGCATATGGACATGCTGTCCCGGTTCTTTAAGAACGACCGCAACACGGGGGGAGAGAGTCGCGGGACTCGGATGTTCGGTAAGGCGACCGAATGGCGGTTCAAGGGTCACGCGGAGGAGCCGTTCTGGCGGTGGGTGTCTTCGTGGGCTCGCGCGATCCGTAAGCCGTCCGATCTTGGCTACGACGACGGGAGCTTCGTCCTACCGCCGCTCACCGAGCGAGAGCACCAGATCGAGGCGCGCACGACGCAGCCCGGTATGCTTTTCGATCTTCCCGCCGTGACCCTGGCCGAGCAACGCGCCGAGCGTCGCCGCACGATACCCGAGCGGTGCGAGAAGGTCGCGGAGTTGGTTGCGGATTCTGACCAAGCGCTCGTCTGGTGTCACCTGAACGACGAGGGCGACCGCCTCACGGACTTGATCGACGGGGCGGTGCAGGTCTCTGGCTCGGACTCTGATGATGCGAAGGAAGAGCGCCTTATGGCGTTCGCGCACGGAGGGATCCGGGTGCTCGTGACCAAGCCGAAGATCGGGGCGTGGGGACTCAACCTTCAGCGATGCGCGCACGTCACGTTCTTCCCGTCGCACTCCTACGAGCAATACTACCAGGGTGTGCGTAGATGCTGGCGCTTTCGCCAGGAGCGACCCGTCGCCGTGGACGTGGTGTTCACCGAGGGCGAGCGCCGCGTGATGGACAACCTGCGGCACAAGGCCGCCCAAGCCGATCGAATGTTCGACGCGCTCCTGCGCCACATGAACGACGCGCTCAGGATCGACCGCTCCAGCAACGAGTTCCCCGAGGTTGAGAGGTTGCCCGCATGGCTGTGACAGACCAAGAAATCACCGAGCGATACGCGCTGTACCTGGGTGACTGCTGCGAAGTGATGCCGACTATGCCCGATGGCTCGGTTCACCTGTCGGTATACTCTCCCCCGTTCGGTGGCCTGTACGTGTACTCCTCATCCGACCGCGACCTATCGAACGCGCGAAGCTACGAGGAGTTCTTCGAGCATTACGAGTTCGTGGTGCGCGAGCTTTTCCGCCTCACGATGCCGGGTCGAATGACCGGTGTGCATTGCGCCGACATCCCAAGCGGCAACACCGGCACCGACCACATGCGCGACTTCCCCGGCGACGTGATCCGGCTGCACGAGCGGTGCGGATTTCGCTACGTCGCGCGCTACTGCGTGTGGAAGGAGCCGCTCGGCGTGCGCAACCGCACGATGGCGAAAAGCTTGGCGCACAAGAGCATCGTGGACGATTCTTCGCGGTGCTCGAACGCATCGGCCGACTACCTGCTGGTGTTCCGGCGCAAGGGCGACAACCCGGTACCGATCACCCACCCGAATGGATTGCTCGAATATGCGGGCGCGAGTGAGATCCCGAAGGAGTTGCGCGGATACCGGGGATGGAAGGGCAACCAGATCGAGAACCGCTATTCGCATTGGATCTGGCGCCAGTATGCGAGCGCGTTCTGGGACGACGTGCGCATTGCCCGCGTGTTGCCGTACAAAGAGGCGCGCGAGGAGGAAGACGAGAAGCACGTTCACCCGCTTCAGCTCGACGTGATCGAGCGGTGCCTTGTGCTTTGGAGCAATCCCGGTGAGGTCGTGCTGACGCCGTTCATGGGTGTGGGCTCCGAGGTTTACGGCGCTGTGCTGAACGACCGACGCGGAGTCGGCATCGAGCTCAAGGAATCGTACTACCGGCAAGCCGTGCAGAACCTCGCGGAGGCGGTGAATGGCGTGCGCAGCGAACAGGAGTCGCTAGCGATATGACCAACCACGCGATGGACCTAGCGGTACGCGCCTGGATCGACGCATCCGTGGTGATCTGCGCTCACCGTGGTGCGTTCAAAGCCGAGACGGCGGACGCGGTCCTGGCCCGCCACGGCATCACGTTCGTGGGCGACCGGGCGCGCTATCTGGCGTGCGAGCGTGAGATCAGGGCACGGGCGTACGATGAGCTCGGCGTCGATCCACGCGGGCGGGCGCACGATGCGCGGCGCACGAAGATAGCTCGTGAGCGGCGAGCCGAGATCGCCAGGATGGGCGGAATCGCGAAGGCGGCGGCGCGGGCATGAGCGAGCGCCAGGTAAGCCGGGAGATCCAAGACTTCCTCAAGTCGCTCGGGTTCGCCGTATGGTCGTCCGAGCAAGGATACCGACGTGAGCGTGGGGGAACGCGGACCTCCGCAGGGATACCGGACCTTATCGTCATGGGGCACGGCCTGTTCACGTTCGTCGAGGTGAAGACACCGAAGGGCAAGCTCACCCCCGCGCAGCAGGTGTTCCGCGACGAGTGCAAGGCCAGTGACATCGGGTGGCAGCTCTGGCGCGACGTAAGGGATGCGTGGACGTGGTGCGTGCGTGAGGGCTTGATCGAGGAGGCGCGGTAGCGTATGATTGGGCGTCTCGGAACAATGGAAACCACGATGGGCTCAACAGCTTCGGCCCCACACTTGCGCTCCCGGCTCGATCCGGGACGGCCCCTGGTTTCCGGGCCGCGAGACCGCAAGGCGTGGGGCCTTTTTTAATGTCCTCCTACGCCGATTACCTGCGCAGCACCCATTGGCTGGAGACTCGGGAGCGTATTCTTACGCGAAGTGGTGGGGTCTGCGAGAGGCACAAATGCAAGCGCCGCGCGACCCAGGTTCACCACAAGACATACGTCCGACTCGGAGAGGAGTTGGACTCGGATCTTGAGGCACTATGCGTGCGCTGTCACCAACAGGAGCACCCGGATAAATGGGCGCTTGCGCCCGGCTGGTCTTACCGGGATGAACGTGCTTGCGAGATGTGTCCGTCGCTCGTCGCGGACTTCTTTCAGATAGGAAAGACCGTCCGTGCGATTTGCGTCGGCTGTGGCCACCAAACAATGGAATTCCGTGGGACGCCAGGAAAACTAGAGCGCCAACGAAATAACTGGCGCCGCGAAGGGCCACGTTGCTCAGAATGTGGCTTTGTGTCTGTGAACGACTACGGACTGGCCCAGCATATTCAGGCATTACACCGCGCCGCCAGGCCCACACTGGAAGAGCTCGAGCACGAACGGCGCGAACGTGAACGCAACTCTGTCCGCGCCCGCTCGCCATGAGTGTCCACATCCACGCACCTGCGCCTACGATGTGCAGGCTCCGACAAGTCGCGTGTCCGACGTGCGAGCGTCCGAGCTACTGCGTCGTGCTCTTCTACGAGTGGTACGCACCGGACGTGACCTGCCTCCGATGCGGCGAGCGATGGAGTGATGGCGAGGTCATGCCGCGTCCCTTCCGCCCCGGCTGGCGAGCGGAGAGTGTCGAGCGAGCGCGTAGGTCGTACCGCAAGTGGCGGCACTTGGCTGGTGTGGTGCGCGTCGGGGGAGGGCAGCCGTGAGCTACCCCCACGTCTGGTACTGGCGCGCGCGCCTCCCGGACCGGAAGGGCCAGCCCTGCCGAGTCCTCGCCCGCGGAACGATGAACAGCGTGCTCGTCGAGTTTGAGGACGGGTTCCAGGTCGTGACCAGCCGGTGGGCGGTGAGGAGGGCGCGGTGAGCGAGCCCCGGGCTGACGTGCGCGAGCAGGTCAAGGCGATGGCACATAAAGTCCATGAGCTAGAGCGCGAGGCAAATGCGTTACTCCATGACGCACGGGTGCGTATCACGTCGCAGGGGTACAACGGACAGCCCTGGGGCCAGAGCCGGCCAAGCCTCAAGGGGCGCGAGTACAGTGTGACCTTCGCGTACCTCGACAGTGGCGACGTATGGCTGGCGCTCGACGGTCCGCGCGTGACCATCAGCATCGACGACGTGGTGATCGTGCGCGTCGGGGGAGGGCAGCCGTGAGCCAGCCCCGCCCTACACCGGAACATCCAATCGTGCGGCTCGCCATCACGAGAGACCACCGCGACGGGCTAGGCTACACGATCATTCAGGCGTGCGGCTGCAGGTACGTGGACCGCCCAGCGGCGCGCCCATGGGATCGTCGGACTGTGACCTACTACTGCCGATCGCACAGGAGATCACGATGAACCGCCCTACACCGGAGCGATCATGACGCGCCCCGATCCGTCGCTAACGTGGACGCCACCGTATCCGGCACCTGACGGCTGGTCGTGGCGGGAGCAGGATGGACGCCACTACCTGGCGCACGACCGGGCGAGCATCGGGGACTGGGCGCGCATCGGGGACTGGGCGCGCATCGGGGACGGGGCGATCATCGGGGACTGGGCGCGCATCGGGGACGGGGCGATCATCGGGGACTGGGCGAGCATCGGGGGCGGGGCGCGCATCGGGGACAGGGCGAG